ATTGAAAAAGTTAAATTGTTTCCACTCAGGTCCTATTTCTTTGATAAACTTAGGAGGTCCGTCAAAAGTTTCATAATACTCTTTTTCATCCTCTGTGATTATTAATTCTTTTTGATATACTTCATCGCTATCGTGTATTGAAATCATTCCTCCGGGTTTAACTAACTTAGAGTACATATTGAAATCTTTTTTAACATCTTCGTAGGAGTGTCCTGCATCTATATGTAAAAAATCAATTTCTATTTCTTGTTTTACAAAATAATTATAATATGCTGTTTCGGTTGTCTCGTTAATGAACCTAGGAACAAATTGGTATCTAAAGAAAGAGTCTTCGTGTAAGTAGTCTATCTTTCCGCCTATTCCGTTAGCTGCATCGACAAGGTATGTAACGCCGATATCACCGTGATTGTAGTCATTGTTACCTTCAAATATACCTTGACTATGAAGGTCCAGTCTAGCCTGTGTTAATATTCTAGGGACAAATCCTCCTCCTGAGCCTAAGCATACTAATGTCTTATATCTCATCATCTGAACAATGCTGTATAAGAGTAATCCATCTCCTAAATTATAATCTGTTGCACCATGTGTCCACCTATAAGGAACCTTATTAAATTCCGTGTACTCTTTTCCGTTACCGTCAATCTTTTTAACTGGATTGTTGGTTATAAGCTGTCTTATGTATTCTCTATCTAGTATCGACATTATGGTTTCTCAATTATATCTAAATACAAATTAGGAAAATTAATGCAATTAGACAACAATTTTACCTCCTCATTGTAATTTTGGTCTCCTAAATTCTTTTTAATCCAAGATTTTAACGGTCCATAGTGTTTAAAATATAGTCCAGAATCATTCATAGTCCATATTCCTTTATCGTGATCTTCTCCCCATTCCCACTTTTTACAGTCCCAATTAGTAGAGAGTATACTTTTGTACTCTATATTTTTTTTATCAAGTAAGTGTTTTAAAAGAAGTTGTTCAGCAAATATTAGGTATTGTGAATGTGGAACTTTCATTTTAGTAAACTCTTCCATAAATTTTAAGCTCATATTAGCGTACTCCTTTGTAAACTTAGGGTCTGGTAAATTTAGAAAACTAACATTAACTGATTCTGTTTTCCATCTTGCTCGGTAAGAAAGTTGTTGGATGTATGGATCTATAGCTGTCGGGTAGTATCCTTTTCCAACTTCAAAGTTACATACGTATACTTTATTTAAATCTAAGTATTCTTTAATGGGTTTAAATACTAATGTATCGTTGTCCATTATTATTACAGGTACTGTTTGTTTAGCTAGTATTTCTAATTTACTAGCTGCCCAAAATACCTTAGTGTTAATGTTTCGTGTTGGTTTGTATAAGGATATTTCATCCCAAAAGTGATGGACGTTTAACTCATGAAGTAAATCACGTGTCATTGAATCAGTATAAAGTACACAAGTGTCTTCTGGTTGATTCCTTTTCCATAGTCTAACTGAAGCTAAAAGTAGTAGTATATTAAGCTTACTGTAGAACTCTCGATTACCATCGATATTTTCTAAAACCCAAATTATTCTCAAAACTTATTTTTTTTACTCCCTTAGAAATTCGTATCTGCAGGATTAATGTGCGTAGTTGTAAAGTATGCGTGAAACTCTACTACTGCTGTATGATCTGTATCTATTAATGTTAATGTGGATGAATTACTTAATAATGTTCCGCCTCCATTTATTGCGGTTCTCCATGAGTGAAATACGTATGGATAAGATGTTTCTGCTACTGCTGTTAAAGAGTATGAACTGATTAATACGTTCTTAGCTGCAAATGAAGCTGCTGATAGTACCGTGTAGGGAGCTGTAAGTTTAACTGTTCCACCTGTTCCTGCGAAGAAAGCGCCATAAAAAATTGCTGAATTTGGTGCAAATTCGGATACTGCAAATGGTGCTGAATTAGTTGGATAGAAGTCTTGTACAGCTACAGAGAGTCTACGCTCTTGTAGTGATGAAGAAATTCCGTTTGACCAAGTCTCAAAAGTATCAAATGAGATATTATTCGCTCCGTAGGTGTATACTGCCATGTTACTTCACTGTTTCTATTTTATCTTCAGGTAACCATTGTGTTAGTTCTTTCAGTGCGTGTCTGTAGCAGAACCCATATAGGTCACCTGCTAAACTGCCATCAATTACTTCTGCAGTCTCCACCTTTACTCCCACTCTTACTTTTTCTGTTTTAACTACCTTTCGATACTTAATTACTTCTTCTCCTTGCTCATCAAAACTCACATATGGAGCGTCTGTTTCAACTTCCTGTACTTCGTAGAGCGGTACTTCAATTTCTTTAATTGAGACTAACGGTGCTTTTAAATGGTTTGGAAGTAATACTTCTTTACCGTCACTTATATCGTCTTCAAAATAAAGAACTCTTTCCTGTACTAGCCCGATTGCGTTTTTCCTTTCTTCACTTAGATACGTTCTGTTAAAACGTATTGCATGATCTCTATCGAGCCAATATGTTAATTGAAACCTTACTTCACTTGTAACTTTATTGTATGAAAGACTCTCTATACGTGTATACACTTCATGAGATGGTCCTTCACTTGTTTCCAAGTCTACATTTAATACGAAACCCATTTTTTATTGTTTTTATTTATTCTCTAATTCTTTCACTTTAGCTGAAAGTTCTTTTACTGCTTGGATAAGGATTGCTGTTAGTTTGTCATATTTAACTGCTTTGTATCCATTTTCTCTAGAAGCAACTAACTCCGGTGCAATTTCTTCAATTTCTTGAGCTACTACTCCAATGTCATGACCTTCAAAAGTATCTTGATTATTATTCCAATCAAATTCATATCCACCAATTTGCTCTATCTTCAATAATGCATCTGGTATTGGTTTAATATTGTCTTTTAATCTTCTATCTGAAGAAGAATATGCAACTATATCTCCTGTAGCGGTTACACTAGAGAAGTTAACAGCTGAGCTAGTATTGGTAGCTTGGTTAGAAGTGTATGTTGTGTACCCCTCTGTTCCATGATCTCCCCAACCGTGTGCTGTATCTGCTTTAGTTCCTTGTGCTGAAGTAGCATATGCTGATGCTGCCGTTGTTGCTGCTGAACCTAAGCCTAGGTTTGTTCTAGCTGTACCTGCATTAGTTAAGTCTGATAAATTACTTGCTTTAGCTAATTTGGTACCTACTACTGATGTCAGTGCAACTACATCGCTATCTCCATTTGCTATAGAAGCAGATATCTCTGATAATGTATCAAATGCTGCTGGAGCACCGCCTATAATATCTGATACCTCTCTTATTACGAAAGCTGTAGTAGCTATTTTAGTAGAATTATCGTTATCTGCTGGTGTTGTGCTGACTGGTGTTCCGGTAAATGTAGGTGAAGCAAACATTGTTGCTTTACTCTCATTTGTTACATTACCCAATCCTACATCTGCTTTAACAAGAGATACTACACCAGTTTTACCTGCTACACTATCTACTACGTTCACTTGTGCATTTTCTTCTATTGTTCCAAGTTTAGTACTTGCAGCATTACTATAGCTAATTTTAGCTGTGTTTGCAGTAATTGCTGATGCTTGACCAGAAGTTATTCCAGTTTTAGCAGTATTTGCAGTAATAGCTGAAGCTTGTGCACTGCTTATAGTTGTTGTTGAACTTGCTAAATAATCAGATGAGTCAAAAGCTTTAACTTGTGCTAAGTTTTCTACTTCTGAGTCCATTAGTGCACCTGCAGCAGTTACGTTAACAGTATCGGTTACATCTGCATTTTCTTCTATTGTAGCTAATTTAGTACTTGCAGCACTGTTATAGCTAATCTTAGCAGTATTTGCTGTTATTGCAGATGCTTGACCAGAAGTGATTCCAGTTTTAGCACTGTTTGCTGTTATTGCTGATGCTTGACTAGAAGTGATTCCAGTTTTAGCACTGTTTGCTGTTATTGCTGATGCTTGAGATGATGTAATTCCTACCTTAGCGTTGTTAGCAGCAATATCAGAAGCCTGTTGAGATGATATTCCTGTCTTTGCTGAGTTAGTTACTATAGCAGATGCTTGAGCTCCGCTAATTGTAGTAGGTTGATTTTGAATTGACGCATAATCTATTTGAGCTGATCCACTAACCACTCCTGCTGGAAGTACAAAATCTGTAGAGTACTTTTCAACTCCTTCTTGGAAGTGAGCTGAGCCAGTGTCTAATGTTATGCTTCTGCTAGTTACAATAGTTCCTCCACCAGATAAACCTTGCCCACTTCCTATAGTTATAGTTGAGTGGTCAATATGTTCGTTTGCTACGAAGTTAGTTGCAGCATCATGGTCAATTTGTATTGATCCAGATACTAATGATGGTTTGTTGTTGACGTTTGCATATGCTACAGAATCAGCTTGTATGTCTCCATCGAATGTTCCGGTGAAGGAACCGCTGAAAGACCCTGTGGCTTGGGCGTTAGTCATTAAAGGGCTATCTATTCTCATCTCTTACTTAATTTTGGCTTTATAATAAATATATCACTGTCGGTTAAACTGTCTATTTTTTTACAACTACTTTTCCGGTAAAATTAGAGTCAAATGTTAATTCTACTGTACCGCTGTTTGTTGCTTTTATTTCTCCTGGTAAAACCTGTACTTTGTCTGTATCGTAGACCTGTACTACTGGATAGTCCTCGTTTAATCCATGGTTTATGGTGTATTGAGTATTTCCAGATATATTTTCTTCGTATCTTGTTAAATTATCTATTTGTGCTGAGCCAGATATTAATCCAGTTGGTATACTACTAAAGTTATTATAGTTTAGGTAGTAAGTACCACTTTGGTTGTTTAATAAGTCTGTGTTGAGATTAGTCAATCCTGAGCCGTCTCCAAGAAAGGAGGCTGCTGTAACTGTTGTAGTTACTGTTAAGTCGTTAAGGTTAGCAGATGAACCACTAACTATTAGTTTTTTCCAATTCGGCATTTAACTTAATATTACGGTTGGTTACACAAGTGCCCACTTCCTCTTACGAGGCCGATAATAGCTTTAATATAAATAGTCTAAATTAATATAAGAAGTTTTTCTTAAGTATTAAACTATTTTTCTTTTAATTTTGCTAACTTAATCCAGACATTAGAAAACGTTTCAAACTCTGCTCCTGTATAGGAAGCTGATCTTAATTTAGTCAATACAAAATTGATTTCCGTTTCTGTGAGTGTATTAATTTGAACTCCTTGAATCTGCTGAATGTCAGATATGGGTTCTTGTTTTGTTAAAACCTTTCCTTTTGTAACTAATCCCATTTTATTTAATAGTTGTTTAAGCATATATAAAGACTGTACCTGAATCTATCTTAACGTTTCCGTTTTTCTGATATTCCGGTATGTCTGTATGTCCTGCATCAATGTCTACTACTGCACCTGCATAAGCATCTGGTGTAGCGCTTGCTGCATTATGTGCTAATGAACCAGTATAACCGAATCTAGCAGCAGTATCATTGTAGATGAAAGCGTGACCTTGGCCATTTCCTTCGTCTATTACAATACCACCTTGATCAGGTGCTCCTGAGCCAGAGTTTAATAGTATGAATTTATCCTCAACTAAGAGGTTTGTTGTATTTATAGCAGTTACATCTCCTTCTACTACTAAATCACCTGTAATGGTTAATCCAGCAAACTGTGGAGAAGAACTTTGTTGTAATGTCGGAACATTAATATTAGTTCCGTTAATTTTTATTTGACCTTGTGCATCTCCTGCAATTGAAGAAGATACTAACTCTGATGGTTTATTAGATATAAAGTTCCATCCTGTAGAACCTGATACTATGTGTCCACCTTTAGCTACTACGATATTACCTGAAGTTGATGAATCAAATGTTACTGTAGCAGTATTGTCGCTGCTTAATGTAACAGATGAAGGTATTATAAGTGTGTCGGTATCATCATAAACTGTAACAGTAACGTTCTTACTGTTGAAGTTATGGTTAACAGCTACTGATGTTTGACTAACAAAGGCGTTAGCTACGGTAGCAACCATTGCAACGTTTATATTAGTTAGACCGGATCCGTCTCCAGATACTGATGTTGCATCAATGTCGTTAGCATAAATGTTATCCCATCTTTTAGTTGATGATCCTAAGTCATACGCATTATTGGCTGCTGGTATTACGTTAGATACTACTTCCGCCCCTAAATTAACTGTATCACTTGAAGCATCGCCTAATGTGATGTTACCTCCTAAATTAATGTCTCCGCTTATATTAGCATCTCCGGATAATTGTAGATTAGATCCACTTATATCTCCTAGAACATTAACTTCTTGATCAATTTTAAGGTTTAATAGTTCTGCTTGTGAACCACTAACAATTACTTTTTTCCAACCTGCCATGTCGTATATAATATTTTAATTTTATATTGTAAAGGTGACCATAAAAAGGAATAGACGAAGGGTAAATCCCTTCGCCTTATCCAATTTAATTATTTATACGTAGATGTAGATTTCATCTGAAGAATCTAACTTCATATTTCCTCTCTGTGCGTATTCAGCGTCTGTAATATCATGAGCTGCATTGTTTTGATCTACTACTAAAGCAACATATGCTTCAGAGTTAGCTGTTAAAGCTGTTTTTGAATCAACCGATTGGTTAACTCCGAAACGACCATCGCCAGCATCAAAGATAAATCCATGCCCAACTCCATTACCTTCATCGATAATAAATCCACCTTCATCTGGATCTGCTGATCCTGAGTTAAGTAAGATAAATTTGTCAGTGATTGCTGTGTTAGTTGTACTAAGGTAAGTCATGTCTCCAGAAACTGTTAAGTTTCCAGTGATTACTGAATTTCCGTTAACTGTTAAGCCACCAAAAGTAACATCGTCTACTGCATTAAGACCTAAATCTACATCTGCATTAACTCCGTTAAGTGTTGATCTCATAGTACCCTGGTTAGGTGAACTAAATGCTGAAGCTGAAACGAATCCTGCTCCTTGAGATACATTAATTGCTACACTGTTGTTAGATACTACTGCATCTAATCCTGCTCCTCCACCGAAAGTTAAAGTCTCACCACCATTGATAGTGTCAGTTCCTGAATCTCCTGCTAATCCAAAAGATGTTGCAATTGATACTTCAGAAGCTGCTGTTAAGCGACCTTGTGCATCTACTGTGAAAGTAGGAATAGCTGTAGTTGAACCATATGCTCCTGATGTTACTGCTGTATGAGCTAATTTGTCTGCTGTTACTGCATTATCAGCAATTTTTGCTGTTGATACTGCACCTGCTCCAATCTTAGTGTTTGTAATTGCACCTGCTCCAATAGAAGCTTCAACAATTGCACCTGTTGCTAAGTGTTCTGAATCAATAGAATCATCTGCTATTTTAGATCCATCTACTGCATCAGCTCCAATCTTAGCACCTGTAACAGCACCTGCTGCTAATTTACCAGTTGTTACTGCTAAGTCAGCGATTTTAGCTGTTGCTACTGCTCCATCTGCAATTTTTGCTGATGTTACTGCTGCTGTATCGATTGCTGCTGTATCTACTGCTAAAGCATCTAAATGCTCTGATCCGATTGATCCATCTGCAATTTTAGATCCATCTACTGCATCTGCTGCAATTTTAGCTCCGATTACTGCTCCTGTAGCAATTTTAGCTGCGACGATACCGCCGTCTTTTACTCTTACAGCTCCGGTTCCGTCTGCTGCTGATAATTCAATAGAAGCTCCATCTACTGTTACTTCTAATTCATCTGCATTAGCTGTGATACCATCACCACCTACTACATTTAAAGTCACATCACCTGTTGATCCATCTGGTGTTGTTAGACCTGCTCCAGCTACTACTGATGTGATATCACCTACTAAATCCGCATCGATTGTAATAGTTCCTGCTACATCATTATAGGTTGCGGTAATATTATTACCACCTACGATAGCTGCTCCTACTACATCCTGAACATCCTCAGAAAAATCGGTTACGTCTCTAGCTACTACTTGAGTAGATCCAGATACTAGTGCTGGTTTGTTAGCTACATTTGCGTACTCTACGCTTGCTGCTGCTACATTTGTTAATGAGGCGCCATTTCCTGCGAATGTACCATTAAATGAACCAGATAAGACTACTCCAGAATCTCCTTCTGCAAGGAAATTAGAATCATTTACTAGTTGACTTACGGAACTCCCGGAGACGACGACCTTTTTCCATTCTGCCATAATTGTTTAGAATTTAAATTGGTTAAGATTAATATTAATTGTTATTGATAATAAATAGACTCGTTTTTATTAAACTCCAAAGTAAAAGTGTCCATCTGAACCGAAATATATTCCACCGGATACTGGGTTAGGAACGCTTGATTGAGATGCTATTGTTAGTACACCACTTTTGGATACTTTGAAGACTTCAATAGAAGCCGAGGTTACGTTGAAAGGTTCCGAAGAACCGTTATAATCTAATGTTAATGACCCAGTAATCTGTAGATCATTAGTTGTACTGTATATTGATCCAGTAGCAGTAAAGATACCAGAGTCTAATAAGTTAGTAATTGCGTTTGTAAAATGTGCGGAGCCTGTATCTAATGTAATAGCTACTGATCCACTTGTTCCTCCTCCGGTTAATCCAGTTCCTGCTATTACTGCTGTTATATCTCCACTTCCAGATACACCGCCTCCTCCAAAGCCGGAAAATTCAGACCATGAAACTGTAGGGGCAAATGTACTAATGTAATTTTGTGGAGTAATAGTAGCTTGGTAAGTAGAACTAGCACTTTCAACCCAAACTATTTGACCTTCAGATACTCTAGCAAGCGGAATGTCTGCTAATTCGGTATACTGGGCTACTGTATAGAATGCTCCTTTAATGAACTCTATATCAGCCAGCGCTGTTCCAGATCCGGTAGCGAGGGGTGTTAATTCTAATTTATTTCCAAAAAATGGCATACTTCTGTTTTATTTTTAAACTGGTGCTGATCCAGATTCTGCTGTTAATCTTGCTTCATATGATAATGAGGTGTTAGTACTTGTTCGTCCTAATACAAACCAATCATCATATCCTTCATGAGCTGAGCTCAAGGTAATTTTATTTATTTTAGCTCCGTTAATAGTATTAGCAAAACCTCCTGCATCATTTATATTTAATACATAATCTCCATCATCTGATCCTCCGAATGAAAATGCTATATCAGTTGGTATACCTGACATATCTGATCCACTAGGGTAAATAAATAATAATTGATCAGCGACTGTTCCTGTTCCTGAGAAGCTTCCTATATTTTCTATTATTTCAGAAGGAGATGATCCGCTTGCGATTGCTCTTCTAGTCATTACTCCTCCTCCAACTGTAATACTTGAATCTCCTAGACTTCCATTAATCAACTTATAAATAGGTGAAGAAGTATCTGCTGTTAAAGCAGTAACTTTAGGAGGTGTTTCTGAGTTTGTTGATGCGATTCCCATTATGCCATTATAATTAGCATTACCTAGAGTACCGCCACCAGTTCTGGTAGAAGAATAAATGTAAAGTTCACCAAAGTCTGCTGCTCTAACTACCTCTAGTATATCTGTATCGCTTCCTTGTTTACTAAATGAATCTGTTACAGTTGCAGTAATTGAATACTGACCAGCTATTATGCTTTGATTAGCAACTAAATCCCAAGAGGAAGAAGCTGCATTTTTTGCTACAGGATTTACTAATCCAGAACCTGCTCCAGATAATTGTAAACTGTAAGGGGTATCTGATTCACTATCTGATATTGCTATTGTAGCAATCGTAGTACCAGATGTTGCTTGATCTGTATTTAAACCTATTGGTGTTATATTAACTGTAGGAGCAGCATTTTCTGTAACAGTAATATTTAAATTACCTGTTCCTGTATTGCCGTATTGATCACCGTAAGTAATAGTAGTATTAATTATATCTCCTGATACAATCGACGAACCACTAATATTTTGAGCTAAAGAAAGATACCCTTGAGGAGTAACATTTATAACTGGATTGGATGAACTAAATGATTGTACAGTTGCATTTTTATATTTAGGATTATAATTTACTCCTAAATCTACTCTAGTACCAGAAGGAATACCATTAGGGTTAGTTACAATGTCACTTCCTGCTAAAGCAGATTCTATTATATACGGTGTACCGTTCTGTGTTAAGGTTCCAGAAGGTGCTTGTAATATATTAATAGAGAATTGATATGCACTGCTTCCATATCCTGTAACATCTGCAACAGAAATATCAAATTGATAAGTACCTGCTGGTAGATCTTGAGTAGGTTGAATAAGGAATGCATTTCCTGATCTAGTAGATGTAATTAGGGCAGGGTCATAGTTGATAGGAGCTAATACAAAAGAGTTATAATCAATAGTATCACCTTCTCTATCATTAAATGTAACTGTTGCAATACTATTACCAGGTCTTGCCCCGTTAGTGTTTAAGTTAGAGTTATTTGGGTTAAAGAATACTATTGGCCCTTGATTATCTGTTACCGATACTGCAAAGTTAGAGGTTGTATGAGTGCCAAAACTATTAGTTGCGGTTACAGTGCCGTTTATTGAACTGCCTATTGAATCAGATGATCCTGCTATATCTCTATCAAGGAATAAGTATCCTTGAGAATTAATACTAAAGTCTGCTGCTGACGATGATACATTCCAGGTTACGCTTTGATTAGAAGTAAACCTAGTAGCATTACTTCCGTAACCTTCTCCATCATCATATACCTTTCCTCCTGCTAATGCAGATTCCAATACATAAAATTGAGAACCTCCGGATATAGAAGGTGCTGGATCGTCTGTAATAGGTATAGTTATAGTAGCTGGTAAAGATTCTATGTTATATGCATCTTTTACCTTTACTTCATATTCGTATTTATTTATTTTATCGCTATTAATAAAGACTCCTGATTTTCTTATTACGTTTCCGCTTGAATTCGATTGGAAAGGATTTTCATGAGGGTCTAACTGGCCTCCGCCTGTGTAAGTACCTGGGCTTACTAGCACATTATCTAAATAAGCACCGATTTGATTAAATGTAGTAAAGTTTATTGTATCTCCTTCCGTATCTGAAGCTGATATTGTATCTACTGATGCTCCATTACTAGAGTTTTCTGAGATTGAATTTAATGTCTGGCTAGCAATAGTAGGAGTCTTATTATCTAATACTTGTACCTGTATAGTCATAGTATTTATCGCTAAGAAATCATCTCCTGCTTGGTAGTGTTCATCAGATGCTGTAATTGCCATCAAATAGTTAGTCTTAGTTTCATAATCTAATGAACTAGTTACTTGATCTAACCTAATATAGTTACCTACTTGAGTTAAATTAAAATGTCCTGATGTGTCTTGTTGTAAGCCTACTGTAATACTATCTGCTTCTGTATCAGAAAGGTATACTCTGTATAAATCGTTAGTAGCTCCGTTTGCTTCTGTTCTTGGTAATGTTACACCATTAATCACCATACCGTTTACAGAATCTTTTCTAAATTTAGGAGCAGTATTTCTTATTGATGTAATATATATGTCGGTAGTAGCAGATGAATTAAAAGTATCCACAACTTTTACTTCTACTTTATGTGCTAAAGTACCATCACCTCTATCGTCTGTGTTGAATGTACCTGTAGTAGGTATTGAGTTAAGTATTATTTGACCGTTAGACTGTATGTTGACTAAATTATCAGTATATGTATCTCCTTTACTAAAAGTTAAAGCTTGTCCTTCAGGATCAGTTGCAGTTAACGTACCTATTAGGTAACTACCGTTGTTAGTAAATTCTGGTACTGAGAAATTAGCACTATTAGTAAATGAAGGTCCTGAGTTAGGATAAAATACAGCGTCGAGAAATTCAGTTACTGTTGATGTCCCTGGATTTACGCTGTCTGTGAATAAAGCTCCTAATTTATCGTTAGATATAATTCTAGATCCGTCAAACGAAGTACTTCCTCCTCCAGAACTTGTTATATTTAATATTCTATAATCGAATGATGCAGAATCTAGGGTGTTAGATGCTGTATATGCATTTAATGCGCTAATATCTGTAGGCGTAAAACTAGAACTAGGAATAGTAATTGTATTCCCACTAGAAATAGTTAATTGATCGCCAACTATAGATATAGTTTGTGAATCTGTTTCAGATGTTAGGTAAGATCCTGTAGCTGCTTCTAAATCATCTAATCTAGAGTCTAATGCTGTTTCTAAGTTAACTAATTGCTGGTCAGTAGCAAATGCTGCATCTAATGACGATGAAAAACCCTGTAGTGCAGAGATATCTGTTGCAATAGATGAAGATGCATTAGTAAATGAGCCGGATATATCTGTAGCTAGTTGTGCTGATGATGATATTAGTGTTGGCTTGTTTGTAATGTTATCAAAGTCGGTAGATATACTACTTATTGAACTAGCTAAGGATGAGGATAGGGATGTTACGGATGCTTCTGTTGCTAAAGAACTACCGTCTAATACTAGGTTTCCATCAATAGCTACTGATCCTGTAAAGCTATGAATATCGTCTGCTGTGTTACCGAACTTAGAAGATCCGCTTTCAAATAAAATGGATGCAGAAATTACCTCAGAATGGTATGCCTGCGCTGAGACAACACCATCTACAGTTAAATTACCTGTAATAGTCTGAGATCCTGATAGATTTAATGACCCTGTTAAGTAACCGGAGTCCTCTAAATTAGGATTTATCTGTTTCCACTGTATTAATGCCATTTACGATGTAAATTTACCGGATACGGAGTATTCATCAGATGTCGATGGTTCGTACCCTAATCCGCTGTTAAATGTAATTACTATATCACTGCCTGCTTGTAGTACTGATGTGATTGCATCACTTTCTACAATAAGACCGTTTATAAATATCTTAAAATTAGCTACTTCCAAGGCTGGAAAGCCAGCTGGTGGTATTGCTATAGTAACCCCTTGCATAGTTACGGTTAAATTAGGACTGTCTACTACAACAGTCTTGTTGTTACTGGTAAAGATCCTCTCTAGAGTAACATATTCTTTTTGTTCTGCTGTCATTGATTCTTCAATTGTTGTTATACTTAGTGACTGTCCGGCTCTATCATAGAACTTAGTGCCTGTTTGACCGCTTTTTTGATTAGCTTGTTTAATTCTGTCTATATTTCCCATATCAGATACTGTTTCTAATCCAAATTGTACTTTAGACTTAGAAAAGAACTTTGTACTCCCTTGAAGTGCTGTATTAATAGCATCTGGTATGATATGTCCTAACAAAGCTATTGTAAAGCTTGTTTTAATTGTTCTGTCTTGTCCTTGTACTAGTTCTGTTGTTGTTTGGTAGTCTTTTATTGTTGCTCTAAAGTTAAATTTGTTTGGATCTCCCCAATACGAATCAGAAGCATAGTTTATAGCTTCTATTATCTTATTCATTTGCTCTATATAAGATGTAAACACTATACATGAGTAAGTAAGGTTAACAAAGTCAGGAACTACCACTCCTTGGTACTCTTTTGTCTGCTCTCTGTTGTTTAAAAGTGAGAATCGACTATATTGGTTAAGTTTAGAGTATTTCTTTTCAAATATCCCAAAATTATTAGGGTTATTAGCGTCCATCTTATTAGATAGGTTCCTATTCTTCTCTAAACTGTCTCTTTTTAACATTAATAGAGGAGTTAACACTTTACCGTTCTTATCTCTATAGTATCCGTCTTTCTGTACCGATTTCCATCTTTCAGGTGAACCATATAGTATGGGAACCTTCTTTTGTAAGCTATTTTGAACTACTGAGAGTTTTATTACGTTTTCAAAGTAGTAAAATATAGCCTCATCTATGTCTCTTATGCCAATACTAAACTTAGCTGTATCATCAGCTTTAACAGTACGCTGTAATTCACGTTTCTTTCTATTAGTAGCGAAAGACTGTGAACCTTTTATTAAAGGGTCTACTGTCTCCTCTGATAGTTGTTGCTGTGACTTAGGTGTTGGTTTATTAACGGCCATAATACTCTATTCCTGTTGCTTCTCTTCTTGTTAAGTGACAATCTACTATAATAGATACAGAAGAACCAAAGTTCTGTCCATAATCAGTTAAGTTGTAGCTCTTATCTCTACCTAAGAATAGTTGGTTCTCTCCTACTTTATCTACTTGGTAGTAATCTTCTGACCATACCACTATATCCCCTACCTCAGGTACGGTCTGTATATCTTCTAAGTCTCTTCTAAGGAAAGCAAAGGATACATCTCTACCTAAATCAGGTCCAAACTCATCTACCGTTACTACTTGATCTCCTCTTGTAATTAAACAGTTGAGTTTAGTAGGTTCTAAGTAGGTCTTATCTAAAGCTTCACCGTAGATGTTAGCTTCTGTATCATCTAATGATATTTTATAGTATAGAATCTCTTGTTCAACGACATCGCTTAATAGTTCCCTATTAATTCCCACTAGTAAATCAAAATCTCTATTACTTCCGAATATCATTTCTCTTCTATTGTCTGTTCCCCTACCTCTACTGAGATTATATTAGTGTATTTCTTAGTAGCATTGTCTCTAAACGATGTGTATGCTTCTATTCCTTCTTTTTGACTAATTAACTTAACTTTATATGTAGCTATATTAGCTTCTTGGTCTTGATTAGCTACAGTTACTGTTGTAACGCCCGGTAATGCTCTTAAAGCATCGTCATAGCCTTCAGCTCCCTCTTCACCGTAGGTTACTTTAACCATTGCTTCAAAGGTCCTGTAATTTATCTCTAATATTAAATCTATTAACTTCATTAACCTATATAGATTAAATTTGGGACGCCTGTAAGTGCGTCATTTATGTACTTTGTCTGAGTAGCTTGCATTTCTAATTGATTACTTAATGAAGCTGTCTGTAATATCTGTTTTAAGTCTTCTATTAATGTAGACTTTTCTGTTCTTGCATCTGCTAACAAGTCTGCTTGATTTAAAGTTGCTTCTGAGCCTGGTACTGGTACTGTTTGGTACTTTCCTCTTACATAAGCTAGTGTTTCCTTGCTTACTGCTGCTGCATACTTATATATCCACTGTCTTCCTATAGAATTAATGTCAGCATATACTGGGTTTTCAGTTGGAACGTTAGACATGTTAGTGACTATATTAGAACCTCCTTGACTACCGCCAACTCCACCTGAAGCATCTGCTGATGCAGATACGTTTAATCCATCGTCAACATATCTCTTCTCTTCCTCTAGATAGTATTCGAATCTTAGTTTTCCTGCTGCTTTTGGTATAGGAAATATCTTTAATTTGTTATTTACTATTTCAAACGTAAAAGCTGACTTCCTAACTGCATCATTAAACTCAATACCCTGTGTTTTAAGTAAATCAAAAGAAACCGGCATCAACATAAAGTTAATTCCCGGACTAAACTTACCAAAGTCAAAAGTATCCATCAGTCCCTGTGCAGAAGTACCAGAACCTGCAAAAGGATCAAAATACCTTGTTATTGCTGGTGGTGCTTCATAGAATACTCTTCTTATATCAGCAACTCCACTGTTAGGCAGTGTATTAACGAATGCCTGTAAGTCATAATCTTGTTGTCCTGCTACTAAAGGTAATGAACCTGTGTACATTGTAGTGGTACCCCCAACTCCAGCTTCCATTCCATACATTTTAGACGTTCTAATCATCTCATTTAAGGATGGACGAATTAAAGTAGTATTAACAGCACTTGCTGTAGAACCTCCAGATAGAGATCCGAAATTTTGTGATGCTAAGCTTTGGAATACCTCTGCTCCATACGCTGTTACTGCTTCTTCGAATGCTGCAAAAAAGTTTCCACATTCTAACTCTACATCCATCATAGGGTAACCTAACTTCTTAGCACAGAATGTTGCTACTTTAGGAGCTTCTGCTTGAAATACAAGATCACTGTCGTAAAATCCAAAAGGAGTTGGGTTAGATGCTTCGTCAAACGTGCATGAGCCGTTCCATATTGATACTGCTGCCATATATGAATAGTTTACTTATAAATAGTGGTTAATCTCTGAAGGTATTATAAACCCTAAGTACTGGTGCTACTATTTCATGTCTGTGATTAGTTTCTAAAGAAGCTGTTTTAAATCCTTCTACGTTTTCTTCTATCCTACTAAGGAAAGAAAATCCAGTTTCACGTTTATCTTTGAGGTCTATTTGAGCCATATCTCCACAGATCACCATTTTAGATCCTTTACCAAGCCTTCCTATAACTGTCTCCATTTGATTATGAGTTACATTTTGTGCTTCATCTACTATTACAAATGAATTTAAAAAGGTTCTTCCTCTTAAAAAAGCAAAAGGAACTATCTCTATAATTCCATCATCAAGAAGTTTTTGAATCTTTTCCTTATTATATAGCATATGTAGATTATGATATATTGGTGCTAACCAAGGGTCCATTTTTTCTCTTATATCTCCTGGTAAAAAGCCTATATCTTCTTTAGACACAGTCGGTCTTGTTATAATAACCTTCTCTACTTGCTTTGTAAATAGCATATCTAATGCTACTTGGGTTGCTACGAGAGTTTTACCTGATCCAGCCATTCCTTTGACGACTGTTATAGGTGATTCTATTATTTTAGCTTTCGCTAATTTTTGTTCATCATTTAGTTGAACGTTAAACTTAATCGGTCTTTTGGGTCTTCTCTTTTGTGAAAACACCTCATCGGTGTGATGCTTTGAAGGCATATATAATAACGTTTTTAGTTTGTTATAATAAATAGGACATAAAAAAAGAGGCCCGAAGGCCTCTCTTAATATTAAATCTAAAGTTAGATTATATCTGAGCTAAATCAGATACAAAAATCTTACCGTAGAATTCTGGACGAATCATTTTCTTAGCGTAACGAGTCATCAAACCTTTTCTTGGTGTGAAAGATTCTGGATCGTATACTAATGGAGTCATCAATAATGGAACGTAAGGAGCATATACAGCACCTGTTTCCAAGAATTGACTACCTCTATAACCCATAAGAACGATGTTCTCAGTCATATAAGGATTCTTGTACACTTTAAAGCGGTTAGCTAAGCTACCTACTTTTTGTACACCCATTGAGAATTCCATTTGATCACCATCTGTAGCTGCAGCATATCCTGGGATAGACTCTAGTACAGTAGCAACTGTTGGAGATACTACTAAGAAATTAGCACCACCTCTTAAAGTTTTTTGGTGAATCTTGTTAGATACTTTTTGGATTTTAGTTCCTAAAGTTTGGAACCATTGACCTTGAGTATTGTAGAAATCAGAAGTACCAGTTGACCAGTTAGAACCAGTCCATACTTTATTGTTTTCTGCAGACCAGTGATCAGTAGTTCTAGCACCTAAGATCAACATATCTAAGATCTCTAAATCGATCTCCATAGAGATGTATTCAGATAACAAAGATGTTAACTCAGCCTCAGCATCAATACTGTGGTAAGCGTTAAGATCTTGTGCAAATTCTGGAGTCCATTGTGCTTTTAACTTTCTAGTCTTAGCTACAATTGCCTCAGAACTTAACTTAACGTCGATTTCTGGAATACCTAAGTTTTCTACTGCTACTGCTGATGCAGCTTCGTAGTCTCCTCTTGTATTGTCAGTTGGTTGCTTGTGGAATACTAACGGTAGTGATGCAGCAGCAGTTGCTCCTGTAGCACATAAAAATTCGATTGCATTTCCATTTACTTTAGTGTACTCGTTAAAAGTAGCAACACCAGTTAATCTAAAAGCTCTTACACCTTCTACATCAGCAGAAGCTGGTAGTGGTACAGAGATAATGTCATAATCAGCTGGTGATAGACCAACTTCGTGGTTTATTGATCCAGAAGTTGCTCCTGTAGTAATAGTTGTAGCAGATGCTACTGATGCGTCATTGATTGAGTAACCAAATTGACCTGCACCATACATACCACCGCTTACTGCGTTGTCTACAGCAATTTTGCTGTTAGCAGTTGATACGTTTCCGTATAGGTTATCTCCTTCTGCTCTTCCGTTTTTAGTATCTCCATATTTGAAGTCTAAATAGAATACTAGACCTGAAGGTAAGTTCATTGGTTGAACTGATACGAAGTCTTGTGCTACGATAGAAGAAAATACTTTTCTTACTAATGGTAGAGCAACACCTGCCCAAGTTTCACCAGCGCCAGCGCTAAAGCCAGAACCTCCTGATTGATTTACGTTAGCTTCAGCTACGATTTGTTTTGCTTGGTTTTCCAAGATCATTGCCATGCTAGTTGCATACCTCTTATCTTCGATCCCCTCTAACAAACCAGAAGCTTGCCATTTATCTGCTAATTTAGCAGAGTCAGCCATCATACTTTTGTAAGTATTCGAGCTTTCTAATAGGTTGTTAATTTCCATTTTGAAATTGTTTTGAGTTTAATTAATTATTTTATAATACCTGCAAGTTTTTGCATTCTACGAACTGTATCAGATACTTCTGAGATTACCTCTCTTGAAGCAGTTGTTCCAGTAGCTTTAGATGCAAGCCCTTTAATTTTTGATTCTGCAACGTTTCCTTTTTTCGTAGTAACTACATTTTCAGAAACTGTTTCGAATACTAACTTAACTTCTTTTACTGTTTCAGCTTTATCAAAAGCAGCAATGATGTTAACTTTTTGAGATTCAGCCAAATTGCTTGACTTGAAAATTTTGTTTACATAAAGAAGTTTAGAATTTAATAAGTTCACTTCTTGTAGGTCTACTCTCAATGTCTCAATTGTTGTTAGAGCATCTTTTAAGTCTTCCTTAAGAGTTCTGTTAATATTCTTTTCTTTAGTATCACTTTCAGCAGGAACTTCTACAGCAGTATCTTCAGTTACAGACTCGTCTTTTTCGTCTTCGTCTTTGTCTTCTGATACAACTCCTTCTAGTTCTCTTAAAAGTTCGTCAAGATCGATTTCATCGTCTTCAGCTTCTGGTTCAGCTCCTAATTCTGGTTCCATTCCTGGTTCTTCAATTGGTGCTTCGTCTCCCATGCCTTCGATATCACCGCCATCCATATCCATTCCAAGTTCCTCTTCACCGTCTCCGGCTCCAACTTCTTGAGCGATTATGTCTCTGATCATATCTTTAAACTGGTCAACAGAAAGTTTAGATAAATCTTCGTCTCCGTCGATTTCTTCTTCACCTTCTACTTCTGCTTCTGGTGCAATGTCTTCTATCTCTTCTTCACCGGCTTCAGCAGGAGCTTCGTCTTCAGATTCTTCTGAATCATCCTCTACTTCTTCTTCTTCGGTTGTGAATTCTTCCTCTATTGCTTCTTCTTTTTTATCTTCGTCGTAGTTTCCTTCTTCTATCTCTTCTTCGACTTCGTTTACTACAGCTTCATCTTTGGAATCTTTATCTTCCATTTCTTGAAGTTTTGCAGCTAACATGTCTTTAAGATGAGGAGTTAAAGTCTCTTCTAAAGCTTCTTTAGCGTTTGCAATAGCGGCTTCACGGACAGATTTTGCTTCAGCAATTGCTTGCTTGAACATTTCTTTGTTTGCCATTATTTAAAATTGTTGTGGTTTCGTATAGCTATTAGAGCTATAATGTGAAGTTATAAATAGTTTACGACACAGTATAGAGACTGTGTATTGTTCTTATAAATATATACTTTTTACAAAAAACAAGAAAACCACCTAAAATAGATGGTTAACTCTCCTGCCCGTCGGTAGCGTCCGAGGAATTATCTTACCCTATTACTCCAATGTCTGATAAGACATCTTTAATTAAGGTGTGTACTTCTTTACCTTTAACGAGAGATTTAACTGATGCAAATGCTGTAGCTCCCCAAGCAGACTTTCTAATTGAAGTAATCACTTCACCTCCGTATTGTCCTGCTAAGAAGAAAATAAATAAAGCGTAAAGTCCTTTTGTTACTGTTGGAATATACTTCTTAGTCGGCCCTACCATTACTAAGGTAAGTACCCTTTTAATTGGGGACATAAAAGCTGTTTCGTTCTTATGAGTCCAATCGTATATTGCTTTTGCTTTATCACCAACTTTTTCCCATCCTTGTTTTTTAGCAATTTTGGTAGCCATACTAGAAAGTAAATTAGCGACTGTATTAGATAAAAGTATATAACTTAGTACCCCTAAAACACCTGCAACTTCATTTGCCTGTCCATCTTGTTTTATATCTTTACCCTCAAGTTCTTTTTGGATAGCTTGAGCAAGTACTGAGAAGTTTTCCTGTTCGTGGAGGGTATCTTCAAGTATTATATTTGCTAATTTCATACTTTAGAATTAGTTATTATGCTCTTAGAATATCGTTAATGATAGCGTCTAATGTACTGTAGTTTATAGCTTGTGTTTTACCCTCTTGTAATTGTATTGGGTTCATAAAAGCTCCGTGGGTGGAAGGATTAGATACAAAATCCCAGCATACTAATTCAAAGTCTTGCTGAACTTCTAATGTTCCTTCGTTTGTTTGGTTTACTGAGCCTGTACCTCTAGATGAGATTCCAATTGTATGACCAGCTTTAATAATTTCTTTAACTATATTACCTGATGGTGTATTAAGTAGTTCAACACGTCCCATAAGGTCGTTTCCTTTCCACCATAAGTCTTTTACTATATGAGAAGCATTCTTTAAAGAGACTACAGGAGATTCAGGGTGATCAAGTTCTCCGAAAGCATTTCCGTTTTTAACAAACTCTGTTATGTATTTCTTTGCCTCTCTTTCTAAAATAGCCTTAGAATAAACTCTACCGTTTTGATTCTCTGCTACTGCTCTCTGCATTACACCTTCTACTTCGAATACTCCAGGTCTCCCTTTAGCTTCTCTAAGTATAGATTTAAACGGTGTAACATTTAATAGTAATTGTTGCATGTTCTAGATATTTGGTGTATATACTGTTTGTTTAGGCTGTTCTTCTATTTCTGTTTCACCTAATGGTTTTTGACCTGAGTTATGTGCGTCAATTTCTGCTTGAGATACTGTACGTACTTTAGGTAGTTCTGTTTTATTTAAGAACCCTCTTTTAGTAACTGGTCTAAGGTCTTTTTTAAATGCTGCTTCTAAAGAAGGTGCTATAAATGCTCCTATCTTTAATCCTTCTCCATTTGTAAAATCCGCTGTCTTAGCGAATGTTTTAGCTATCTTCTCACCAATCTTATCATAAAAAGATTCTACCTCTGTTACAATATTTTCCAGGTCATGTACGACTGATTTCACGCCGCTAAAGTCAGCATAAGTCTCTCCCCAACCAGATAGTTCAGCTGTTGCTGCTTCATTCAATACTTGCTCTTCTAATACTTTAGAGATTATTGCTTTTAGGTTGCTTTTAACCATTGCTTCATTCTTTCCGGAGGCTTTCTTAATAGCCTTATCTTTTGCTGCCATATAATCATCTTTGTCAACGTCTCCGTCTCCATCATGATCTTTACCTTTCTTTTCGTCTAGTTCTTCTTCTCTTAGTTTGTGCCATCCTGTATTATCACAATGGTCACATCCTGAGCCGTCGCATTCTGGGCATATATCTTCTGGGTCTGGTCCAACAGATTCTGCTAAAGACTCTTCTAATTTTTGATCTATATAAGATACTACATCTGATTTAGCATGAGGAATCATTCCAGGTTCTGTCATAGGACCTTCTTTCCATTGCCCAAAGGCTATGATTAATTTGTCTACTGCTTTATCGAAATCAGGGCCCATAGATTCAACATATCCTCCAGTTTCATAATCATTCTCTGTTACGATCTTTCCACCTTGGGTTTTCTTACGTCTTCCTTCTTGTAGTCTTTCTGATCTACGTACATATCCTTCTTCTGCTTCTCTTACTGGGAATACTCCTTCGAATAGGTCAGATAAAGATTGTTTTAATGCGGCTCTAAATTTCTTTAGGTATTCTAATGCTTCTTCTTTATTCCCTGCTTCTACAGAATCAATCATATAAGATAGACTTTCTCCTTCTCTATGGTAATTTACATCTTCAAAAGAACTAAAAAGTTTTTCTAGTTTATCTAATGGAGTATTAATTCTTACTTTAAGTCCTGCTTTCATCATTCCTTCGTAATCGAAGTTTGAAGAAAAATGGTCTCCTAATTTATAAGGTGTAATTTCATCTCCCTTACCGTAGTTTTTAATATTGTCCATCTCTTCATCAGACATTGCTTCTCCTATACTGTCTCTGTTAATATCCTCAAACTCATTATAGTTCATCCAAATATCTTGCTCATCACTACAGTCAATATCTCCTGAGAATATATCTTCTTTGTGAGTTCTTATGAAGCTTAATGCATCGTCTAAGTTTACTTTATATCCTTTTTCGTCTCCTGTAATAGTTAAAGCATCAATGACTTTTCTCATTGCCATCTTTCTATCGTGGTTAGAAGCTCTAACTCCATACTCTTTACCGTCGTCTCCTATTTTAGTTTGACCTGGTTCGGTTGGTATTGGTTCTGCTTCAAAAAGTTTCTTTTCTTTTATTGTTTGAATAGCTGCTTCTATTTGAGCTTCTGTGTAGCCTTCTTTTAGAGCTGCTTTCTTTAATCCATTAAATGAGTCTACATCTGCTGCGCCTCTTTTAACTTCTTTAGATTGATCGTTCTTATCTACTTTACTAGACTCACCTGATAAAAGGTTAAGGTAGTGTAGAGGGTCTTTGCGGAGGTTTTTAATAGCTAATGCTTTTGCTTTAACTACTGATTCATCTGGTGTGTCGAACTCATAAGTATCGATTCCCATGACTTTCATTTCTATTCTCATACCTCTTCTAATAGCTTCATCGGAAAAACCATAAGAGACATTATTATCGTCTTTAGGTAGAGCGGCTGATTCAAAAAGTAGGCCTTTGTTCTTAAGAATTTGTACACTGTCGTTGAATCCATTAAACTGTGTAATATGCTGAGGGAATGTTTGACGCATTTGTCTAACGAATTCCTTCGTAGTCATATTACCTTCGTTAACGGCTCTTAGTTTCTCTGTAGCTGTTAGTTTTCTCATTATTTTAATTCTTTGTATCCTTGTTTTTTTAATGTCTTAATTGCTTTCTTTGCTTTACCTAAAAAATTAGGGGTTGCATAGTTCATACCTTCACCTGGAGTGAAAGATGCTGAACCGCCTGTAACATTAGCTTCGTCTAACTCTTGCATTACCTCTCTTATTAAGCCTGTTAACTCTGAACGTTTCATGATGTTTTGAGTTCGTTAACTAAATCGTAGTATTGCATTAAGTTTACCAAGTGGTTATCATTAACACGTTCCTTATTAGTAATAGGGTTAATGTTTTTTATAATCTCTTCTAATTTAATCTTTATTACTTCGTTTTTAATAGTACCGGTATGCTTTTTAATAGCTGCTGCAATTTTAGCTAATTCCTCATTAACTACATTACGTAGTCTAGTGTTAGAATTAACTGATGTAATAAACTCCTTTAGTATGCTCTTTTGCTCCGGTAGAAGGTCTTTATATTTGTCGTTAAACTTTTCTAATAGAATTTTAAACGTCAACAACCTTAAGTCTTTGTCGTACTTACTGTAGTCTTCTATAAGAGTATCTTTAACATCATTTTCGCTCTGTGGGCTAGATGTTAAGTGCTGTAAAATAGTAGTTTTATTCTCTACTAAAGATTGAGGATCTATTAGATCTGAGTTATTCTGTGCTTCTAGTAAGCAAAATAGAGCTGCAAATGGTTTATAGTCTCTTATCTGTATACCAAAGAACTCTTCTACATTGTAGCTTTCTTTAATATCAGATATAAGAGCATATTTTTGCTTCTTTAATTGCTTTTGATCTAATTTCCTAGATACTTCAGTAATAGTAGAAACAATAGTCTCTGCTTTAGCCTGTGATACAGTTCTGTTCTTACTAATAAACTCATAGAGTTTAAATTCTTTAGCAAGAGCTGTCTTACCTGCAAAGTACTTTCTAATTATAGCAACAGCTTGAGAATCTCTATTATTAAGAGTGTCTGAAGCTACTTGCTTAACTAGTAGTTCAAAGATAAGACCTGTATTTTTAAATTTTGAGTGTTTTACTTTCATTCTACACGTTTACTATTATAAATATGTACTATATACCTAAATCTTTGATTTGATCTTCATTAAGGAGATTTGACTCTACTTTAGGTTCTTTTTTAAATACAATATTCTTTAATGATTCCTTATTCTTATGGTATATAGCTTGGGTTTTTAATGGAGCATCTTTGCTCTCAGCCATATTTTCATTATCTGATGGATATCCACCATGCATACCATGTTGACCTAAAGGATCTCTTCCTCCCAAGCCGTCATTAGTACCGTAGATAGAAAATTTCTCTGTTGGTCTTCCACCTTCAGGGCCTGGTTCACCGTGAGATGGTTCTTCTACTTCTGAATAACCTAGTGGTACATCGTCAACTCCACCTCCTTTAGGTGTAGAGGTTGCTCTTCTACCGTACATAGAAGCTAAATCATGTGGTGTACCGTAAGAAATTCCTGATTTAGCAGGATCATTTCCTTCTGCTTCAATTTGACCTACTCTAAATGTTCGTTTACTATCTTCTCTGATTAGGTCTCTCATCTCTATATAGTTATCTTCTGACAAGTTAAATATATTTTCATAGATATAATCAGTAGAGAACATTTTAGAATCCTTCATTTGATTTGCTAAGTCAATCTTCTCCTTTAATAAGGCAACTTTCTCTTGCTCAAATATTATTGAAGGTGTTGTTAGCTTTAGCTCAAAGTTAGTTAGTGATTCTCCTGTGAATCCCTGTGTGTATAAATGTACTAGAGCAATTTTAGTTAATTCTGACTCTAATATTTTCTGTATCCTCTCAACAGTACGAGCAAATCTAATATCTTCTGCTGCTAAAGTAGCTTTACCTGATAAATCTCCTTCAAAGCCAAAGTATGCTTTAGGTATTTTTAAAGCTGCAAATAATTTAGCTTGTAAATACTGTACATCATTAGTTCCGTCGTATTCTAATCCCTTAGTAGTTTCAATTCTAGTAGAAGTATCACCACCTCTTACAGGCATGTAGAAATCTTCCATCATGTTCTGCATATTGAAACGTAAATTGTATTGACCATCATCCCCTATGTAAGGAGTCTTCTTCATTGTGTTGATAGTCTTTTGCATAAACTGCTCTACTTCATTAGGAGGTATTGAACCTACGTTAATGTAGAACATTCTCTTCTCAGGAGCTCTCATTATTCTATGTATCAACATAGCGTCCTCCATTAAAGTAACTTGTTTATGTATTTTCCTAGCTGGTTCTAAATAAGAACGTCCATAAGGTAGGAAAGCTGTATCTGATAGTAATCTAAAGTGAGCTACTTCGTAGTTGTCAAAGAAGATAGCATCTTTGTGGTTCTTTCTATAGTTTGGATCAGCTTGTGCTGCAATTCCATCCATTTCTAATTGAAATTCTACTTTAGAAGGATCTTCTGGATCTGTTCCTTCATGACGGATTAGATTATACACCGTATAAGGTAGTACATTATATACGCCAAACTTCTCTGCTATCTCTAACTTTAAGAAAAAGTCTCCATATTTAAGCATATTACGTGCCCATGACCATAGATTAAACTCTATGTTTAATACGTCGTAGAATAGGTTGTAAAGTACTTTTTGAATATTCTCATCAGATGATTTAATTGCTAAGATTTCGTTTTGATCGTTCTTAACGCAGCATTCATCTGCTATAATATCTAATGCTGATGCAATAATAGGGTCAGTATCCATCCCTTCATAATCAGTATATAACTGAATACGTAAGGTTTGGTAGTTCATGTTTGGATTGTAAACATTATTTCTACTATTCACATAAAGTCTACTAAACCTATCCATAAGAGAATTAGTTTCGTACTTACCTGTTGCTTGGATAGAATTAATATCTGCTACCTTTAATTGATCGCCACCTACGTTACGTATGACAACGTCATTTGAAAATAATCTTCTTAATCTACCGAATAATGTAGTATCCGCCATATACTTTTAATTTATATATAAATAGTTCTATTTTAATAACCAGGAGATGTCCTCTTGTTGACCTCGTCCATTATCAATAAGATACGGATTATTAATCGAACTACCAACGTTTTGTATGATTGCTTTATTACGTGCATTCATATTACCAAATGAAGATAATTGAGCCCTAGCTAAGTCCATACCTTGTTGCTGTAAGCGTAGAGCTGTGTCTCTAACATATAGAGCGGTTGCAAAGGATATTATAAGGTCATCATTATATCTTGTCTGAGCTTGAGCTTTACCGTTCTTCCAAACAAATACTCTCATCTCTCCTGTAAGTCTTTTAGATTGAATAGTAACTGAGTGCTCTCTAATGTATTCAATCATTTTAGCAATTACCAAAGGACGTGTTCTCATTGACATTGTAAAGCCAGGAACTAATTTATCTCTTTCGTATTTGTTCATATAAGATTCTACTGTCTCCATGTTAGAAGTAGCACTGTAGTAAAGGTTCTTATATTCTCGCTCCATTATCTGTTCTATAGTAGCCCATCCAATATTTGCGTTTTCACATACCAGTAATGCGTCGTTATATTCTGATGCTATTCCTACTAATACGTTACCGAAATCTTTAGGTGATATCTTACCTTTATATTCTCCTACCTGTACACAGTTAGCTATATCCATAATATGGAATGCAGAATAATCCGTAGAATCCCCACGAGCTACATCGGCAACGACCATATAAGACTTAGTATAATCTACTCCCTCCCATATCCATAAGTTACCATCTACTCCTCTTCTCTCTAAAGGTTCTTTTAAGTACGACTGTTCGTAGAATGCCATATCATCTGTATCAAATACAGTATCTCCAGAAGCTAAGAAATCACAATCACATTCCTGTCCTGCCATCTTAGGTCCTAAATCTCTATCTTGTTGAGCTCTCCATGATTCGTCTCTTTCTGGATGTACAGTCCAAGGTAGTCTTATAGGTAGAAAACTATTTTCTCCTGTCTCTGCTTTTTCCCATGTCTGATGAAACCAGTTACCAATTCCGTTAGGAGTTGATAAAGCCATACATTGTCCACCCGTTGCTAAGGTTTGTTGTGCAGCTGTAAACGTCTCTTCAATGTTATCAATAAAGGCTGCTTCATCGATAAGTAATAAAGATACTGCTTCTGATCGTGCTGCATCTGCGTTAGAAGATTTAGCTGTGATTTTAGATCCATTTTTAAGTCTTAAAGATAGTTTGTTTTTTTCTACCGCTGGTAATTTTAACCATTTAGGTAGTTCATCATACATAAACATTGTCTTCGTAACTAAGTTACGTGCTGTTGCTTGTGTAGTTGCTAATGCCAAGACGTTTTTATCTTTATGAAACAACATTAACCAAAGTGAATAGCCAGCTGCTAAGGTAGAAATACCTAACTGTCTAGACTTTAATGTGATAAGGAATTGATGATCTCTAAATAAATGTAATACTTTATCTTGAAATGGGTAAAGATTAAACAATATCCGTCCTCTAGTAGGATGCTGTATATAGCAATACTTCCTCATGAAGTATACCGGATCTTTAGCACACTTAATATACTCTTGTGCTATTATTTTCTTTATATTTTGAGCCATAACTTTTTTAGAATACGTACCACCATCTAGGTAGTCCATCTTTCATTTGTACTTTAATTTTCGTTCCAGCTAAATCTGATAGTGCATCTGCAGCTATTTTTATGAATGAACCTGAACTATCGTCAAGAAATAGTACCTCTTCGAATTTATCTAATATAACGTATAAATCAATTACTTTCTTTCCAAATACTACTTCTAGCTTATCTGCATCGATAGTGTTTCCACTTTTAAATGATGATAGATTAAAATCTGTAAAGTCAATACCTCTATATAGTCTCTTAATTATAGAGTCCATGATATCAATTGCTGAATCTACTTTACTGCTGTCTACTGTAGCAACTGCTTCTAGTATTTTATTTAACCTATGGAATGGTCTATTACCTTTAGTCTGAACTTCGAGTTGTTGACCTACTAAGCTGCTAATTTCTTTAATAGCGTCTGCAATCATTACGCCTGCTGTTGCTTTGCTAAATTCAGCTTTTTGGCCCATTGGTATTGCTCCGCCGTTTTTAACTTCAATTCCTTTCTTTCCTACACCGACATCTCCATGAATTGGATCTCCATGTACATCTCCTACAAGAGTACAGAGTAAGACTTCTCCTTTACCAGTTGCAATATTACCCATTGATGGTTTAGTATTAAGTAGGTAAGAAATTGTCTCAGCAGATATAAATTTTTCGAATGCTGTCTTAAGGTTACCTGAGGCTCCTAAGCCGTCGTAGGTAATAGGTGTTCCTGTTATATAAGCGTGGAATTTCTGAATGTCTCCATTCTCTACAAATTCATTATATATTTGTTTACTTATAGAAGTTACTGCTTTACCTTTTTTGTTTAGGTAATCCATTACTTCCTGTTTATAAGCTACTCCGGAAATACCGCTAAGTATGTTCTTGAGTTGTTGAGGTGTAAACTCTCCTATCTTAATAGCATTAATAACTTCATCTTTAGTAATTTGACCATCTGCTGCGCCTAATTCCTTTAAAAGAGATTCTAATATTGCTTTGTCTTCAGGATTGTTCATATCTGGAGTACCGTTTTTAGTTCTCCATGCCCACTCTGTATATAGTTTATCTGTAACGTTCATTATGCTTCTGGTTCTTCAGTTTCGTCTTCGAAATCAATTTCTTCTCCTCCTAAATCAGCTGGTGCTTCATCTCCTCCTCCGCCGTCTTCTGCTCCAAAGTCCTCTTCTCCACCTTCAGCTCCTCCATCTCCTCCAGGGAAGTCTCCTCCTCCACCTCCTCCGCCGCCGGAATCAGTATCAGGTGCTTCACCTTCTCCAGCTCCACTCATCGGTGCTTCTTTATAAAGGATAGATAGCTTATCAAGTGCTTGTTGGTACTCTGATATTACAGATAAAGAGTATCGTTTACCCATAATTTGAGCTTCGAAAGTTTTACCTGTCCACTTTAAGATATAGTCTTGTCCGTTTTTAAGGTTAACTCTAAATGAAGATGGTCTAGGTGAGATCCAATCAATAGAATCTACAAATTCTTTAAAATCTTCTGTCTGTAATTTTATTAAAGCTGCTTTAACAGTAGGAAATTTAGCTAATATAGTATCAGTAGAATCTTCTAAAACTGTCTCTGGTGCTGCATCTGTATCTGGTTCTTCTTCTGGTGCTGGTGCTTCATCTTCTTCTGCTTCTTCTAATTGTTGCCAAAGAGACTCTTCTTTTAATAGTGATGTATGAGAGTAAATCAGTTCTACTGACTCGTTGATATCTTCAGATATTCTTCTCATTTTCATGAGTTCGTATTGATCTGGTCTCTCTATTCTTAAATACCTTTGTAGTTTTCTAAAGTTAGTCTTAATTAATTCAAAAAGCTCTCTAGCATTTTTATCTTGTCTAATATCTGGAGAGTTCATTAAGTTTCTAATGTCAGATATTAATGAAGTAAAGTTAGAGTATAACCCTTCAAATGAGGGTAATTTTACTACTGTATGACCTATATTACCTGTAGTTTTATCTACCGAAGTTGTCTTAAAGTATGTTTGCATATCAGAAGATACGAAATCCTTTTCAGGCCATTTAGAAACTCCGTATCTTTTTTCGATACTATCTCTAAAGGCTTTTGGAAGTTCTTCTAAGCCATATGTGCCTTTCTCTTTCTCTTCTTCTCTTAGTTCAGAAAATGCTTCTAGTATAAGTTTCTCTAATTTATGCATATCTTATTTTTTAGGGCATCCAGAACTCTTCTTATGAGTAGTTCCGCATCCGCCGCAATATGTTGCTTTATCTTCGTTTATATCAGCATCTAATTCAAACTTCTTAAATTTATCTACATCGTTGATATTTTTAATATGAACTCTTTTGCCGTCTTTATCTAAACCGTATACTTTAGAACCATCATTTCCAGGCTTCTTAAGTTCTGCTTTTGCTCTACGTTTAGATACTGATGAAGACATTCCTAAATCTTGTCTAGTAGCTTCACTAACTCTTTTTCCTAATCCAGGTAAGTTTCTTAAGTCTTGTACGTACTCATCTGTTTTAACTAGAATAGTACCTAATACTTCTTTTTCTTCTTTATCACGTCTATCTGCTGCTTTCTTAGTAATCTTAAATAATGTAATTTTAGATACTCCAGGATTAAAGTCTGGGTCTGTATCTTTGAAGTTACTGTTATAGTATTGTGTTTGATGCATTCTATAGTATTCACCTTCATGCTCTAATTCATGGTATTGAACGTGAACAAACATTGGTGCATACTGTTTCATTCTAGCTTTGATACCACTCGCATCATGTTTCTTTAAAGCTTCAATTGCATTGTTTTCACTAGCTACTCCTTTAGGAAGTAAGTCGGCAAATATCTGCTTACCAAACATATCAGGCCCTCTTTTATTAGCATCGTCGATTAGTTCTGAACCTTTAAATGAATTGTCTGTAAATTCTTTTAGTATTTTATTTTCATTTACTCCATCAAAATCTCTTTGTTTCAAAGCTGCCATAATAGCATAAACAGCATCTTGCTCTTTATAGTCATACCTTTTAGCCATTGCTTTGATGAATTGAGCTACTTTTTTAGATACTTCTGGGTTAAGGCTTTCTTTTATGACTCCTTCATCGTAAGCATCTATCATATAAGCATCTCTCAATGCCTCTATAACCTCTAATGCTGCTTCTTTAGTTGTAGTTCCGTCTTCATTAGCCATATCAGTAATTACTCTTACGATAGTGTCTAAATCTCCTCTTCCTTCTTTAACTGTAGATTCGTTATATTCATCATCACCAAAGTAAAATCCTAAATTTTCTAATTCTTCATTATCGTACTCTTGTGATAGTTTCTGTTGGAAATCAGATATTCCTCCGATCCATTCCATTATTACTTCTACACAGCCAGGATTATCTTCTATAAATTCATCAAATCCTTGTCTGTACCCTATAGCTCCGAATATTTCATCTAAGTCTCTAGAAGCAGATTCATTGATTGATAATTCTTGATCTCTTCCTGAGCCTGATACTTTATCATCTAATGCTTTTTCTAACTTTTTCTTAGTTATAGTTAGAGTTTTTAATTGGTCGACTACTGATTTGTCTCCTGCTTTATATTTTTTAGCAAGATCTTTCATTATGCTAATTGTCTGGTCGTAAGATTTTTGTATCTTATTTAGAGAAACTTCACTAACAGATTCTAAAGCTAGCTGATCCATAGCAGGTTGCTTTTCATTAGAGTCTAAATAGTGGTATGCTGCTGACATATACTCTCTAGCTAAGACTAGTTTCTTTTGCCACCAATGTGGAAAGTCTACTTCACCGTCTTGTTTGTCGTATTTGTCTAGTTTTTTATATAGCTTAGCTGAATACTCTGCTGTTTCCATAGCAGATGATTTTAACATACTAGGCTCATCGTCTTGATGACCCACATCTAAATCTCCTTCACCAGTAGGTGTACCGTCTAACTCTTCTGATTCCTCTAAATCATTATTTAAGTAGTCATCTTCTTCTCTTCGATAGTCTTCATAATCTGTTTGATCACTCCCTTTTGCAGCGTCTAGTAAATCTCCTAGCGTTTCATCATTTTCCATTTCTGGGTTATTTAAAGTAACAGCGTTAGGGTGAGTATCTCCTCTTCCTACATGAAGTTCGTAATCTTGTTCTGAGTAATTAGTTTTTAAGTAGTGTACTACGTACTCTATTTCATCTAAGTCAAATCCGAAAGTAAATAAACTGTCATCATCAAAACTTTCATTAGCTTTACCGACAGCTGTATCGTAATCCATAGATTTTCTGCCTCTTGCTTTTTCAAGTGCAGTATCTATCTTGTTTAACATGTCTCCATATTTGTCAGCGATAGGTCCTCCTTGTGGTTCTGCCTCTTGCTCCATGTCTCTCATCACTTGAGCTCTTTTAGCTTCAAGTTTATCTATGATTGCTTTTACCTTAGGAGAGGTACCGGTATTCTTTTTATAGTTTGGATTAATTTTTAATCCAGCTTTTTTTATTTTATCAAGCTGTTTCATTTGTCTTCCGTGTTGGTTAATGCTACGAATCTTCATAGCCCAATCGCTATTGTCTGCTTCTTCACTCATTACTTTACCGTAACGTGAATTTGAAGTGAGAGTTAAAGATTCTGCTAATTCATCCATATCATCTACATCATGACTCATTCCAGTCATTTCTATATCGTTGGCTCTTAAGTCCATTACTACATCGTATAGGAATGATTCCGGATTCTCATCTGGTTCTTGATAGAATTCTGAGTCTTGATTTTCTGAGTCATCATACATATCGTCAAACCCATCTTCATGTCTAAAGTTAAAATAAACGATAACGTTTCCGTCTCCGTCATTATCAACTATATCCATCTTAACATAAGTTGGGTCAATATTAGAATTTAAAATATCCATTGCCTTCTTATATTGATGGCTAGGAAATTTAATATATGTAGTTTGGTGAGGTGCTTCGTTTACTTCTGATTCTCGTAGATTAGCTTTGATTGCTCTTTGAATATTTCCTGCTACTACATCAACATGTAGGATAGCTTCTCCTGAAGGTTGTACTCCTACTTGCCCTACCATTTTATCAAAGTCTTCATTTTTTAAGTGAAGCCTGTCTTCTTTATCTATAATAAATTCATATATAGACTCTTTACCGTTTTTAAATTCTACGAAGATTTCAAATTTACCCGGTACTATTCGTTTAGCTTTAGAAGAAGATATTCCTTCCCCCATATTCTTTAAAGCTTTAAGAGTTGCCTCTCCTGCTTTTTTAGCTATAGCCTTTGTTTGTTCCATAGAGATCTGTATATTCTCTTGGATAGTTTCTTTAATTTTTTTTCCTTTAGCAGTCTTAATAGAATCTATATCTGTGTTGTTCTTAAGATCTCTAAGTTCTTGTTCATCCTCATAGGAGATAGCTGTTTTGTTGACAAAGGCTGTCTTTTCTTGTTCAAGTACCATTAATTGGTTTGAAAGTTCTTCTTTCATTACTTGTAATTGGTTAATAGCTGCAGGTACTTGAGCTTGCGGTAAGGAAGCGTAGTTACCGTTCTGTAGTGCGGACAAGGAACGTTCGCACTTACCTAGCTTATCTTTAATTTCTTCGTAGGTCATAGTTGTATTGTTATATACGTATATATTATAAATAGATAACTCTTATGGAATTACCTATCTTTGTGTATTCTATCCTATTTAAAAGGTAATGGTACATTAAATACCATCTTAAGAGCCATAGCAATTAAAGTTCCAAATATAATCCATAAAGCTCTGGTGACTCCTTCTTTCCATCTTTTGAGGTTTTCTATCTCTCTAAAATTATCTTCAAACTCTTTCTTTTCAGATTGGAGTCCTACTCTAAATTCTGTGTTTTTATTTGTATTAACAATCACACCATCTTCAGGATTTAATAAAGTGTATTTTAAGTCCGACATATCCTCTTTCATGCCCTCAATATCTTTCTGCATCTGCTTCAGCTCGCCGTTAGGCATATGAGTTTTAATGTGTTTTAATTCGTGCAGAACATTTTCTAGTAAATCCTTTTGTGTCATTTGGAAACGTTTAGAATAAAATTGATTTATAATAAATAGCCACTAAATTTCAGTACGTAAATTTTTAAGGTACCCTTTCATTTCTTTCATGACCTTCTCTTTATATGCTTGTGGCATATCATTCCAATCTTCTACATCTCCTGCTTCTGTTACATATGAACTAGTGCCTTCCATAGCTTCCAATACATAGGCTTCCATGTCATTAGCAAATGCTTTTAAGTTACCTTGTAGCATTCTCTTTTCATATTGATCGTACAGCCCTACCTTCTTTAAGGTTGCTTCCATAAGTACGGTACATGGGTCAAAACAAAAACCATGTATCTTATACATCTTTTTTGCTAAGTGGTGTTTCATTTCACCTCCACAGTTAGGACAAGATAGGGGTACCCTAACAGATTTTTTAGCTTCGTCTAGCTTGGTAATATTCTGTTTAAGTCCGTCTTTGATAGTCCACTGTTTACCATTCTCTTCCCAAATGTCTCCTTCTGAGTATCTTATCTGTTGTTTTTGGTATCCGGTTTGTTGCTTTGTAGAAGAAGTAAAGTCCTTATTGACTATGTTTCTTACTCTTTGTACATCGCTTTGCTTAAACTCTTTCTTTAGTAAACTTTCGTTACTCATAACCTAGCTCTTTTAATTTTTCGATAACATGATTCACATCACCGTTTTTACATCTTATTGCTATTCCTCCTTTTGCAGCCCACTCATCTATATTAGACGGTTTGTCGTCTATAAGAATAGAATTCTCGTTTGCATACCTTTGCTTTGCTTTTGAATATGCAAAGATGACTTTTGGTTTAGGGTTAACATTATTCTTAACCCAAAGGTTTTTCCCGAGTCTAGAGTTGTTATGTCTAGAGGGAGAAGTAAGTAAATCAGGTTGATATGGTTTAATAAAATCCCAAAGCTGTTGTCCAGCTGGCATCCAATCCATTCCTACCCAAAATTTAACTCCTACTGTATTATCTATTAACTCCCAGAATGCTGGTGTTCCTTTTTCTTTTTCGTATACTTGGGGATTCATCCCCGTATAGTGTTCAAATCTACTTTCAAAATCTGTTAGTACTCCATCCATATCACAATAGATCTTATACGGAGGTACTTCTTTTTTCTCTGCTAAAGGGTAAGCCTCTAGCAATTCTACTAAACTTTTTTGTTTCATAACCTTTGTTTAATGCCTAACTTTGGAAGGCGTTTATTCCACAATATACGAATTTTTTTACGGTTCTCCAACTCTACGCCAGCTTTTTCAAAGTAATCTTCTACTACATCAGCGAAAGGAGTCCTAGATTTTTTAGCTTTAAAATACATTCCTTGTATCATGGCATCAACTTCTTTCGGGAGTTGATAATATTCATCTTTATCCATTACACCCATATCGATCATACCTCTTACTAGAGCATCATCTTCTATATACTTACCGGGTTTAACGTTTTCTCCGTCTTGAGTTAAGTGCTCTAACTCATGTCTTACTACATCCTTAAGGTCAAATGATACTTCTTGCCAGTCGGGGTTCTTTTGTATTTTAAATTTAACGTTTAGCATTGGTTGAATTTCATCTCCGTCATCATCGAAACCAGCGTTTGCTCCTCCGTCTACACTATATGTGTCTTCTGTAAACTCTACTACTCCTAAGAAGTCAAATTCAAACTGTGAAGAAGGAATATCTACTTCTGGATCTTCTGGGTTACCTACTCGGAATTCAAACTCTCCTCCTTTGTCTCCTCTATCGTGGATGTCTATAAAAGTTTCTAGTGCTAATCCAGATAACTTATTTGCTAATTTGTCGTATTTACCTTCTGCCATAACCGTTTCATTTGTTTCCTCTTTCTTCATTGCTTTTCCTGCAGCTTCTGCATCCTTATGAGCTTTCGAATTACCGTGAGATGGTTTCTCTCCTCTTTTCTTTTTAGCATTTATATTGGCCCATAGTCCAGGTTTCTTTGCTTCAGAGGTGTTCTTATAACTGTCTTCCCAGTTTCTAAATGTTATGTTACCAACTAGGTATGCTTCTTTCTCTAATTCTAATAGAGCGTCGTCAGCTGTTGTGTCTGATGTTTGAATGTTTCCTAATCTATTCTCTATGTTTTGAATATGGTGAACCATTTCATGAGTAAAAGATCTACATATGTCTTTAGGGTGTCTACCGCTTACATATAGTACTATTTCTTTACTGTTTGGATCGTAATGAGCTGTCTTTCCGAAGAAATCTTTAGCATTCTCTTCATCATATCTAACTTTAACTTCAGGTAGAGGTTGAATATTCATATCCTGGTCTAACATATACTCTAATATAGATCCAATATACTTAGTATATTCAGGTTTACTATTAAGGGCAGATTCTTTCTCTATTTCTGGAGTTGTATCTTCTGCAAAATACTCTGATAGAAATCCATTTATGTTATTACTTATTACTTCGGCAACTATCTTTTCTTTTAAATTTGATAGAATACCTAATATTTGGTCTTTAGTTAGTTCCTTAGGGAAAAAATCAACAATAGTGTCTAAGTTACCTGAGAGTATACTCTTTCTAAAGTTTGTTGCTCTAACTCCGGAATCATTAGCTGTTGTTACTGCTAATCCTTTCACATTAGGAGTATTTTTAAATGTAGTTACCCTCCTTAGGTCTACAAAATCTTCTTCACCTCTTAAGCCTGTTACTGCTACAAACTCTTCATCAGGGTTTGCTTTAGCCCAATCTTTAGCAGCAAACATAGGGTTCTTTTGACCGTCTATAATTTCTACATTAGATAGGTGTTGAGCATATATCTCCCATATCTTAGTAGCTTCTTGTTTATCTATTCCGTTTCTTTCTCCTCCTCCTACAAATATTAGTACTTTATCTATAGATGGTTTACCTTCTGGTCTACCTTTTAATAGAGATGTTGCTTTTTCTTTGAAATCTGTTATATCATAAACTGTTCCATTGTAGGAACCATCTAATAAAGATTTTACTACATTAAAATGTCCTCTATGAGGTGGTTTATATGCTCCGGGGTATAGTGCTGTTGCCATTATGCTAAAAAGGATTGTAAGTCTCTATCTATTTCTTGAGGAGTTGAATGAGCTAACTTTTCTTGAAATTTAGGATCGTATAACATATCTACTATATTATCCATAACTTCAACATGTTTTCCATCATTCTTCTCTTTTCTATCTCTATACTTCGTTATTGCGTCTTTTAGTTTATCAGCTCCAGGTCCTGCTCCGTTTTTCTGATAAGCTTTTATAAAGGCATTCTTTATAGCTTTATCCTCAGATCTATTGTTAGTATCCCAATTAATACCTGTTGTAGCTTTTTTAAACTCTTGCTCTTCTTCATCATTCATTTCAACTGGAGAGAAAAATGTTGAACCTCCTACTCCATGCTTAGTATTATATTTCTGCAAGTAATCTTTTAGTCCTTGAGTTCCGTTTTTTGCTGCTGTATCAAATCCTTCGACTTCTTTTGCATATTTACCTCCTCTATCACTAACGTGAACGGAAAGATTACCGCTTAGCATTTTATCATACTCTCCAATCAATTGATAGACATTACGCCAGGTAGAGAATACTGCTGGTCCGGGTATACTTCTATCTGATCTACTAAAGTTAGATATGTAAGAAATCATAGGATGAGTATACACCATTACCATATATACTTTATACCCTGCATTTAAGATATCTTTTACCTTAGAAGCATTAGAAGCTGTCGTATCCCAAACGAAACTAGTTTTTTCTTCGAGGGCTGCTGCTACGTCTTTGTTGGTTTGAGCTGCTGCTGGTCCTAGTTTGTTGTGGTATGGATGATTGGGATCCTCTACGTATTTGTCTGGGTTGAACTGTTCTAGGCTGTCTAGGGACAATTGGTTTAATAGGTGTGACTTGCCTGACCCTGCTCCCCCTGCCATTACCACTGCTTTCGGGGCGTTGGTAGACTCTAGGATTAGTTCTGATAGTTTTATCATTGTTGTTAGTATTTACTGTTCTTCTCTTTTTTACCTTTACTTCTTTTGTTGATTGAATCATAGCAGCGTGTGCTCTACCATTTCTTGTAGTTGTAGTTCCTCTTCTACCGCTATGATAAGCTACGTTAGTACCTCTATATCTATTATAATTAGGACCGTAGTAACCGTTGCTCCAGTTATTCCAACCGTTAAAACTCCATCCATGATTATTCCAACCATAGTACATATTGTATCCCCATCTATCATACCCAAATGGTGACCATCTATGAGGAGAACCCCAAGAATTCCAACCTGTATAACCCCAAACCCAATCATTCCACATTTGACTTCTACTGTAGTAGGGGTTATAGTAATAATACCTATTACCTAGTAACCTATTGTTCCAATCAAATGAACTAGGTTGACTTATAGCATACTGAGCATAATCATATCTAAAGTTAAAATCAGTTCTAAGTAAATTACGTAATTGAAATTCATTTTTAATTACATTAATGTTTACATCAGAGCCTTCTAGGACGTATTCTGGTTCATGATTAATAGTGCTCAATTGAAATGAAGCACAACCTGTTAGCACTGTTGATAGTAATACAATAAGTAATTTTTTCATATCTTATAATTTTAATGATGTAGGGTAGCTATTATAAATAGGTTCCGTATTCGGGTTTTCTAATGAATACAGTCTGTATATCATTTGAAACAATTCGAAGTTTTGGTCTATATCGTCAATCTGTATCAGTTTCCAGCCTTTACCCTGTATCTTTCCTTTTTGTTTTGAAGGTCCTCGACATGAAGCTTTAAGCCAAATAATACCTGTTCTATCTATCTTCTGACCTTTTGATTCTTCCATAGCTTTAGCATATGAAGCTAATTGTAAATCAAATGACTTATGTACTGAGTTAGAAGTTTTGATGTCTAATAGCCAGATCTCTCCATCAATCTTACATACGATATCTGCTGTACCAGCATATTTGTGTTCATCTGACCATACAAATTCTTCTGCGGAAATCAGCTCAGGTTTATGAGTTGTCCAGAAATCATGGAACTTAAGTATCATCTCCCATACTATTTGAGAGTACTTAGCATTACCGTAATCATCCATCCAGGTTACCTCGTTACCTAGTATCAATTGCTCTGCAGCTTCATGAACTTGTGTACCTTCTTTACCTGCTCTTCTCATTATAAGATTGGAGTTATGCCCAACGTCTTTTAACCAATTCTCAAAAAACTTATTCTTGGGCATATACTGGAGTATAGTGGTTACGGACGGGTAGTATACTCCTTCTCCTCTCTTATAGACTCTTCTATCTAAGAAATTAATCTGTTTTAAATCAGGATTAAAGTCTAATCTATTCTTTGCATTCTCTTTAAGAATGTTCATACCTTGTTTTATCATAGGTCTAATTTGTGCAGCATTAAACTACTAAAGTCTAATTCTTCTGCTGTTTTTATTTTTTTAGTAAACTCTTTAAAGCCCATTTCTGATGGGTCTTTTCCTTGCATTGCTACATTAAATACTTTGAAGCCTGAGTTTAAGAACTTCTCTGCTAATTGCATTGCTACTTTTTGAGCGTCTTCATCAAGAGCAATGTAGATATCAGTTAATGTACTTGTTAAAATCTTTTTATATAGTGAATCAGAAATACTTTTACCTAGTATTGGTATAGCATTTCTCCTTATTGCCATTGCATCAAATACTCCTTCACATAGAATAATAGGTGCGTTCCAGTTTATTAAGTTCTCAAAGAATATTATGTCCTTGGAAGCTTCTGGGTTCTTGTATTTAAAATAATTTCCGTCATGAGTTCTTCCAACAAAGAAATTGAGTTGATTGGATCCAGAATAACTTGGTACAATAACTCTTCCTGAATATTCTCCAGTTGTACAGTATCCAATATTATATTTAATAAAATCATTGTCGGTAAGTCCTCGTTCATATAGATAACGTCTAATTTTGTTAGCTATTACAGATTCAGTAGAAGCTGTATATAGTGCTTGAAATTCTTTTGGTAGTTCTACAGCTGAGAGTCCTTTATATTCTATATAGGATCCTTTCGGAAGGTATCTTAGTATTTCAGCTGCTTGATCTCTAGGAGTTTTTAACTGCTTTAATAATGAACGAATAGATTGACCACGAGTTTGACATACCCAACACTCCCAGAAGTTCTTTCCTTCTTCGTTAGTATGCATGTTAATTTCCAACTTAGGCTTTCTATGATTACAAAAAGGGCAGTGGAAAGCATGGTTATCTCTAGATCTCTTGTGAGATTTACCGAGTAAGTTCTCAATAGAGCCTAGTAAAAAAGTATAATCCATAGTATTGTCCGTAACTATTATACAATAATATACGAATAATATATGTAGTCTCCTACTGTTTTGTTAAAAAGTTTAATTAATCTAGTGGTCCATACTTACCTGATGCCATATCTGCACCGAAGTCTCTAGAAGATTTAGAGTCTAACTGTATGTATACTGGGTCTGTATTATTTTTATTGGGCATATGACTTATCCCGTAAAAAGATCTTAAGTGATACCTGTCTATAGCTTTAGACTCATCACTTTCTATAGCAGATTTAAGGATAGAAACTACTTCTGATCTCCAATCGCCGCTAGGTTTTATAGTTTTGTAATCGCTGCTGGTTGCGAAGTTGTTTAAATTAATTGGTATTTTAATACTTTCAATAGTATCAGGTACTCTTTTAAGAAGCTCTATAAACTCTTCCATTGAATCTGTTGAACCTAACCAGTCTACAGAGTATGTTTTACCATTAATTACAGATGTAGCTGCTTCAAATCCTTCAAAAATAATACTTCTTAATTTCATAATACTTAATCGTTTCCGCATCCACAGTTACCACCGCATCCGCATTCGTCGTCTTTTATATTCATAGTTTCTTCACTTTTAATTTTAAATCTCCAGACCCTTTAATAAGTCTATGGTAAGTCCCTTTAGGGATAAATAGTTCTTCTTCAAGTAGTGTCTGAGGTATCTTATTATCGAATTGAAACTTCCAATCTGTTGAATGTAAAGGAGATATTAATCTATCTTCTCTATCTCTATGCCAGACTAATTCAAAGTCTCCTACGTGTTGAGTAAATGTTCTTACTTCTCCGTCTTCGATATAAGGTCTATCTTTCATTTATCATAAGATACGAAATATTCCTCTATCTTCCTACCAGTAACCAGAAAAGTTAGAGCTTCCTCCAAGTGATTTCCAATATCTACCTATATTACAAGACCAATAGCCTGCTTTAGTTTTATCTTTCTTAGTTGAACACTTATGACGTGCTGCAAAAGAAGCTCGTGCTCCCTTTTGTTTAAATTTGACAGAAAGGCCGGTATCTCCGAATGACACCTTTTTAACGTTGCCTTTGGGAGATTTAACATAAACGTAGAACTTTTTACTTCCGCCTCGTTTTGGTTTGTTAAGCTGCACCTTTTTGCCTTGGTACTCTGCTTCGTTCATATATCCTACTGAAGCTTTAAGTAGGTCAAATCCATTATAATCGAATGATTCATTATTAAGCTCGACTGCTTTTCTAAACTTATCCATATCGATCGTTCCTCCAATTGATTCAACTAATTCTTGAATCTGGTCGAAGTCTATCATTTCCGATATAGTTGACGCTTCGTCAATTGTATCTTCATTTTCAATCATAGAGTCAATATATGCTCCAATCTCAAATAACGGATTATATTTTGTAGAAGCCATAGGAAGGTCTAATGGTACTTTCATTCCGTTATACTCTCCGTATTCCCCTATATCTGTTGTTTCTAGTAATTCTTGGTCTTCTTCGGTAAGTTCTATTTCTTCGTTGCTAAGAGCTTCTCTTGCTTCGCTAAATAGATTAACAAAGGCTTCGCTAGAGTAGCGGTAGACATGCTCATGTAAAGAGAGTCCATGGTCTAAGTGGTACTGTAGTGAAGGGTATCCTATTACGTCTTTTAATTTAATCATATTTCGAAATCTTTTCTGTAGAACTTAGCTAAAACGTTATCATTAATGTAATCGTTTCCTTCTAAGACCTCTTTAATAAATAGGTATTTACATTCGAAATACGTCAATTGTTTTTTTGTAGGTACAAATTGCAGTATCTCTCTAGTAAACTCTTCTTGTTTTTTATCCTTAATAAGAGTAATAATTTCTTTATGAGAGCCGTAGTAGGTTTTCCAGTCTGATTCTTTTACTATCTTCTGTTTCATAGGAGTTCTTCCGCCTATGCCTTTTGTTTTACGCTCTAATCGAAGTTCTTCTAATGCTCTTTTACCTAACTTCTTATTTCTTTCAAAGTAGAGTACCTTTTTACCTATGTACTTTCTACCTGTTGGAGTATGAGTCACTTCGTAAATAAACCCAAAAGAAGATTTTGGCATTTCTTCAATACTCTCTATAATAGAGTCTTTATATTTCCACATAACTATTTAATTAATTTAAATTATTTACTCTGGTACAAAGCCACCGCCTTTAGGTCCACCACAAGTAATAACAGCTGTAATTATTCCTTGGCTATTGACTTGAATTACTTTAGAATTTATTTCATCGTATGGCTGTATTTTCCAATTAAGGTTCTGTCCATTAAATATATACGTTAAATTAGAGTCAGTGAAAACTGTCTCATTCACTGCCCATTGAGTCTGTGTATATAAGTTAGCTTCTGTTGTTGTTAAATCACATGCTCCTGAGGCGCTAAATTGACCGGTTGACCTAGACGCTTCTTTAACTGAAGGTACAGGTGTCGGTGTTGCTGTTGGGTTAGGAGTAGCTGTTGGAAGTTCTTCCAGAGTTGGTGTAGGGGTACTTGTTGGTGTAGCTGTAGCCGTTGGTTCAGGAGTTGGTGCAGGTGTTGGTGTTGGTGTTGCTGTAGGAACGAAAGCTGGGTTGTTTATATAACAGTGTATGTCGTCAAAACACATTCTTTCGACACAGCTATAAATTGTTGCATCTTCATTTCCTGCAGGGTGATCAACTGATACTACAGTTCCACAGTGTATAAAGCGTTGATCGGCTGTTTGTATATACTGTACCACATCGTTTACTTGTATATTAATACATCCACCTTTACTCATGTTGTACTGAGCATTTGTTACACAATCTACAACTCTAAAGTTAAGTATAGGCGTAGGTGTACTAGTAGATGTTGGAGCTGGTGTATTAGTAGGACCAGGTGTATTTGTAGCTGTTGGTACTGGTGTGTTAGTAGGTTTAGGTGTTGATGTTGGGTAAGGTGTATTAGTAGCTGTTGGTGCAGGTGTTGGTGTTCCGTTAGGGAATCTACAAATATCACAGTCTAGATATGCCGTATAAGTATCTAAGTTAACAGTTCCTACTTGATCCTCATCTACATTTATTATTTGCCAACATACTCCTTTATTATCTTTATAGACTGTTCCAGGTACTGGTTGGAATCCGGATATTACACCTTTAGTGTTTATTTCAAATGCATCACACCTTACTAAGTGGTAGTAGTATAAGCTAGGTGCTGGTGTTGATGTTGGAGCCGGAGTGTTAGTTGGATTAGGAGTTGCTGTAGCTGTAGGCTCAGGGGTACTTGTTGGTGTTACTGATGGTGTAGCTGTTGGTCCTGGTGTACTCGTAGCTGTTGGAGCTGGAGTACTAGTTGGTGTTACTGATGGTGTAGCTGTCGGAGCCGGAGTACTTGTAGCTGTCGGAGCCGGAGTGTTCGTTGGATTAGGAGTTGGTGTTGGTGTTGCTGGTATTACTGCTTCACATAGTAGTTCGGTACAGCCGTTTTTATGAACGTTAATGTTCATTCCGGCTAAAGCTACAAATGGTGCTCCAGATGGACCATATTTAAACATGTTGCTTGTTGTTCCTCCTTGACATAGACCGAAGTATGTTGAATTACCCTGTATTGTACTTATCGCAGTTGTTAAGTTTACATCTTGATTAGCTGCATTACAAGAATTTAATACGTAATATAAGTCTAATCCTCCATTAGTTAATTGACTGTTTAATACATCTACTGTAATACATTTACAATCTTCTGGTACTGGCGTACTCGTAGCTGTTGGTACTGGTGTGTTAGTAGGTTCAGGAGTATCTGTTGGAGCAGGTGTTGGTGTATCTGTTGGTACTGGTGTGTTCGTTGGTTCAGGAGTATCGGTTGGAGCAGGTGTTGGTGTATCTGTTGGTAACGGAGTATTTGTAGCCGTTGGTTCAGGAGTATCGGTTGGTAGTGGTGTATTCGTAGCTGTAGGAGCCGGAGTGTCAGTTGGGGCAGGTGTTGGTGTGTCAGTTGGAGCTGGTGTATCGGTTGGAGCAGGTGTTGGTGTATCGGTTGGAGCTGGTGTATCTGTTGGGTTAGGAGTTACTGTAGCTGTTGGAGCCGGAGTATCTGTTGGGTTAGGGGTAGCTGTAGCTGTTGGAGCCGGAGTATTAGTAGCTGTTGGTTCAGGAGTGTCAGTTGGAGCAGGTGTTGGTGTATCTGTTGGCTCAGGAGTAGCTGTTGCAGTAGGAGCAGGTGTACTTGTTGGAGCAGGTGTTGGTGTAGCTAA